TGCTTATAAGCTTGCATGTGGTATACATTAATCCAATCACCATCAGTAGGTTGAGTAAATGTAATCTGATCTGATTGACTAAAGAATACTGGTTCAATTACAACATCTTTTTCTTCTACTAGTTTCTTAGACCAATCGTATAACTGTCCACTATTAATATAGGTTTGCCAAGGCTCTACTATAAAGTTACGAGGATCATTAGGATCTGGTGATAGAACTAACCTGAACATCAATAGGATGTCCTTGATGAAATCAATTTGTTTGTATGTACATTCTAATAGAGAAGAAGGGTTAATGTTACCAGGCGATTGTGTACACGCAAAAGACTGTGCAGTAACAGATATGAAATTTGCAGATTCATTACAGTTTATAAAGAATTGTATAGTATCACCAGCATTACATATTATTGTACCAGTAACACTAGTAGTAGAATAGGAAGCTGCACTACCTGAAACAACTGCTACACCATTCTTGAATATTTCTAATACACCGTATTCATATTGGTTTTGTGGTGGCCATGAACTGATAATCTCAGTATAACCATAGAAGTATGCACTACCAGTAAATGTATAAGAACCTGAAGCAGGACATGTATAAGTAGTACCGTCCCATGAACCTGAAGGATCTACTACAACATTCATAGCACTTTGTACTCCGTAACCTTGATAGTTACCACCTGTTGCAATCTCTGCTGCACTAAAATTATATTCAGAGGCAGCAGTAGCATCATAACCAGGTACTGCTTCATTACCAAATGCACTTACATACATCTGATGAAATCTATTACTGTTTATAAATGAAGAATCATAAGTATATCCAGCATCCTCAAAGATCTGATCCCAGATTCTCTTAGCTCTGATCATCGGATACATTTGATTTATATTAAGTGGATTTGCAGTACTAGTAAATGGTTTAGCTAGTGGTCCTGTGCTAGTTCTTACTTCTGGTTGTAATGCAGCACCCGCATCATTATAAGTATTACCGTGATCTATTAAAGGGTAGATAATATCTCCATTGTGTAGACCTGCTGTTAAACTAGGTAATTGAGGAAATGCATCCCAACTATAAATAATATCCTCACGTGTAATAGGTAAATTAGATTGACCACCTAATAGATCATTCATTTGAAGTGAACATAGTGGTGCATCTCCGATAATAGAAGAGAAATCTCTTGTTTCACCTAAGAAGACCAATTCATAATCGAATCGATCTAACTCAGTATTCCTAACCATTCTATTAAGTCTTACGTGTCCTTGTCTAAACTCGGCACCATCTACTAAGATAACTGCAGGTTTTTTTACGGTCACATCAAATAGGACTCCGTTGATCTCAAACGCTTGCTGAAAGAAGTCATTGTTCTTTCTAGTACCAGGTACTTTAAAAGCTTTACTATAAGTTGAAGTGGCATCAGCATTTGTGATGTCTTCAATACTTAGAGTTAACTTGATTGGTTCGCTGTCGTATAGATCTAACCAGAACTGTTCAGTTCTGGTGTTGTTCTTATAAACCTTAAGTTGTATCATATGTGTATTTTATTGTTTAACCTCTTTGAGATTTGATATTGTGTGCGATTCTAAATGTAATGTCATATTGAAACAATTGATTCTTACGTACAGTCTTTTCAGTATAGGTCTTGTTTTGTAAAGTAACAGGAACCCATTGGTATTGTGAATCAGGTGCATCATTGAATCGAACTTTAACATCAGCAGAGATAAACAGTTTCTCTAAGAATAAGGCTTCAGCATCTGTTAAGTAATTTGTAAATGCAGTGAACTCTTGTCCTAGGTCTTGTGAGTATGTTGTAGTACCTCTGTCATATATATTAACATTATAACCAGTGCCATTGTAGTTGGCAGCATCCTTAAGGTATGTGTTTCTATTAATGGTTACTGCACGATCATGACGCTTTCTAAAACTGTAGTAGTCTCTGAATCCATAAGAGTTTAACCAGCTTACTTGGATTTCAGGGAAGTCATTACAAGCCTCTTCGATAATATTAAACCTGTGTACATAATGCATTGGTCCATCACCAAGTCCTTGAATAGTACTCACACAACCATTAGGATATGTATAGGCATTTGTAACCACATAGTAATGTGTAGTTGTTGGTGATAAGATACCATTAAGGTTCTTAGGTCCTACTCCTGCTGTAATAGCCCAATACGGATATTGTACGTTTGTGCTTGAACCTGGAACTGAGTTAGGTCCACCTCCATTAGCAATAGTATTATAAATAACATTTGGTGCAGCAGCAACAGGACCAGTATATTGCCATATAGTTACAGCTTCGATAGACTTAGTGTACTGATTACCTCCAGTTGCAGTAGGTGCATTCCAATAACTTAGGGTTTCCATATCATCTCTAGTTACGTAGTGATCATATACTCTCATAGCACCTGATAACCAGTTAGGTTTACCATCTGTAATCTCTGAAGCTAAACGATAAGCAGCCATATCACTAAATGGTTTACCTTGTTTAGTAACAGAACTACATGGTCCAGCGTTATACATGTTTGGTATAAACTCTGAGTTAAGGTAAGGTACTTGGAAGTAGGCTTTACTACCACCTATACCTACTAGTTTAGTTGCATATGTTTGTAAGCCACCTACTACTCCACTTGTTTCGTGACCAAATCTGATTTGATACTCTACAGTTTCATTCTGACTTGCTATAAGTCTTGTGCCTATGTAACCAGTAGTCTCTACATTATTAGGTGACGGTGCCACGAAGTTCTGTAAGATGTTCTGAATATCAAAGACTGCACGACCTATTGCATTAGGTGCTTGTCTTACGTCTCCGATTACTTGACCACCTCTTAAGATCTGTAGCACATACTTATTAGGTAGTGGTGAGATAGTACTTAGACCTGCCAGAGTAACTGGATTTGCACCATAGACTTGGTCGAATGGTGTGCTAGGTGTTTGTGTTAATGTGATTGCCATATTAGTTAAATTGTCTTGTTAGTTCTTGTTCTATTCTAGAGGTTACTTCCTCTTTAAGGTTTGCCATTGTAAAGAATATCTGTGGTTTAAGTCCTTTCTCTGCGATTGATTTTCTGACAGGAAATGGTAAGCTTCCACCAATGGTCATAGACTTAAATCTAAATTTGTACCCGGCGGGGATACCGAAGATACCAGCTTCTACTGGACGTGCTCTTGATTCTTTTGTACCATCTACACCATAGTTCTGAAAGATACCATAGTTTAGCATCTCTAGAGTTAATGAGTTCTCATCTACCATAAAAGAGATACTAGATCTCAGAGCTCCTGTGTCGACTGGTGCACGTTGTTTCATATCACGAGTAATGTCATTACCTATAGCGGTAAGGATGTCACTAAGGTTTGTAGCCTCTTGTCCTAGATTGCCAAGTCTTGATATGAAGTCATCTACTGTCATTAGTTATAGAATTATGGTTACTCCACTGCATTGAGGTACTATAGTATCTACAGTAAACGATGCAACGCATTCTCCTTGTGGGAATACAGGGTTTAAATTAAATGTATGTGTGTGATCTCCTAATGCCATTGTTTGAGAACCAGAGTAGACTGTACCTTCGTCGCCAGTTGCTGTACCTGATACAATGTAATCACATATAGCATTTGTAGGTATTGTAAACCCTGCATCTTGCCATAGTTGTAAATCAAAGTTAGTACAACCTAGTAATCTAACCTCTAAGTATTGTACTATATCTGGTACTGGTGTAGGTGTTGGTTCTACACTAGTTGGTGTTGGTGGTATTGGAGTTGCTGTCGGCACTGGCTCTGTTGGTATCGGAGTAGGTTGTAACTTCTCTTTGTCAATAGGTGCAATACATGCATTAAGTCCTGTTGGTACTTCGATACTCAAACTACAAGTCATACCTGCTACTGCATCTTGGAATCTTTCCTTGAATGGTGCGTAACTGATATTAGTTCTTAATACCTCAGGTTGATCTGTGAAGTCATAGTATAGTGCAGCTAAGACATCATCGATGTACTCTTGACACTGTGACTGTATAGCTAAGAAGTTATCAAAGGGTATATCAGTAACCTCTCCACGTGCAATGTCCATAACTAACATGTTAAAGTTATAGGTCATAGTGGTTGCATTCCTTTGATGGTTCGCTGGGTTTAAGAACAGATATGGATAATCTGCTTGTACTGCTGAGTCACCTGAGGTGTTCTCAAATCTAGTCTTAAGATCTGATAGATCTCCATAACCAAAGTCAGCCAACATGTAATGGGCATTGACTACTGATTGTACTCTGTTAACGATTTCTTGATAAGTCATTTTGTCTCTTTTGTTGCATTAGTCGGAAGTTCTCTTCCAGTTGTTTCTCTTTCTTGTAGGCCATGAAGTTCAGTGCCTTCTTTAAGGGTTGATCAGTTATTAGATCTATCCTTAGTATGTCGTCTTGTGCTAGGTCAGTGATTACTCTGTACCAACCTTTAGCTATCTTCTTAGAGTCCCACTTCTCTTCTTCATCTTCGTCTTGCTCTAGTCTCTCATTGATACCGAATAAGCCTGCGTACTGACGGTATGTGTGTACTCTGAATAAACTATATTGATCTACAAGCCACATAGCTTCATCAGCCCATTCAGTACCTTCAGATAGGATCTCTACAATTTGATCAAGGTGTTTCTCTACTCCCATGACCATATAGATGTCTAAGTCTATAAACTCTCCGAACAGTATCTCATTAAAGTCTCTAACTCTATACTCTCTTCTGCGGTTCATGCACTCTACTGTGAATGCTATGGCCAATGTGAGACTATCTAGTGTGCATCTCTTCAAGACCTCTACATCTTCGTTGAGCAGCACTGCGATGATCTTAGGCCATTGCTCTGTGTCTGCGTAGTCAAAGTTTACTAATAGTCTCCACTGTTTAATTGTGAGTCTTTCAGGTAATGCATACTTATTGTTCTCTATAGTTATCTTAACCATACTCTTAAATATAATTGAGGTTTATTCTGAATTATCGGCGCATGCTACCTTGAGTAACATAGGTGCCATAGTTCTTATTTTGTAAGCGGTTGTAGTTTGCTATACATAGACTTATTACCATATCATCATGGAAGTTGTTACGCGCAGCATATTTAACTGATCTGGTTTGTGGATTGTATTGCATCTCAAAGACTTCTAACTCTCTGTGTAACTCTGGTAATAGTGTAGCCGATGGTATTTTGACAGTGCCTTCATTGAATCCCATTATTAGTGATTCTACTATGTCTCTCTTACTTTGGTTACTAGTATTAAAGCCATGTGTATCTTGGTACTTCTTCTTAATTCCTTCTAAGATTACTGATCCCATTGAGTTAGTCTCTATCATTACAGTTGCTGTATACTTGCGAGCTAATTGGATGATGTTGGTCTGCATTGTTTCCCATTCCTTATGGTTATCTCGGTAGATCTCAACAACTGCACCTGTAGCATCTATAACAGTAGCCACAGTGTAGTCACCTGTTTGTGCAAGATCGACACCTATGTAACATTTACCTTGAGGCTTAGGCCACTTGTCAAATGAGTTAGCATTAAAGTTTTGGAATACTTGTGATTCACCTTCTAAGAATTCACCTAAGTACTCTGCTCTAAAGATTGCATCTGGTAGAGATCTCTTTGCTGCTGCTATTTCTTCTAGATCTATATAAGGATTGTCACCTTGTTCCATGCGGACTGATGCATAGTTAGGATAATTAAGATCTTGACCCATTTGAAATAGTTCATAAAACCAATCACGACCTCTAGGTGTAGAGAATAAGACTACCTTTTTACCATGTACTAAAGCAGTTGGTTGGATAGCTCTCTTCCATGCATCTTCTGATTGATATGAGGCTTCATCTAAGAATAGATAATCGAATGTATATCCACGTAGACTATCTTCTCTCTCTGATGATCTGAAGTATATCTTACTACCTGTCTTTAATTTGATTTCAAAGTTAGAGAAGTTAGTTGCTTCTACTATACCACTATCTTTAATAGCTTCGTATAGATCTTCCATTAGTTTACGTGCTTGTTGGTATATTGGTGTGATGACGCCGATTTTAGAGCCTTTGTCATTAATAGAATAGTATAGGATTAGATTAACTAAGAGTAATGACTTACCAACCTGACGTGGAGAAACCACAGTGATATACTTTTGCGGTGTATCTACTATGGTTTCTATAACTCTATGTTGTCCTCTATGTGGTCTGAATCCTACTGTTTCCATTAGTTTAATTGTTCTAAGTCAGTAAATTCTGTACCATCTTCTATTTGGATACGTTCAGCACTATCTAATGCTGGTCCAAAGTTAAATGTAATCTGTTTGAATAGATCTTGACCATCAGCTCCTGTTACTTCTGTACGAGCTAATGCAGGTACAAATCTTTCTGATAACTTAATAACTAGATCCATTGCTTTAGCTGGATCATCTGCTGCTATTTGTTGTAACCATCTACCCATGTTTGGTAAGTTGTTTTCTACTAACATAGCAAATGCTTCTTTCATCATCTTAGTAGAATTATTTGGTCCAAATCTACCTGCTCTATTAATATTAGGATCTCCTTGTTTAAATGCCATCTTTGTTAATCATTTTTTTATATTTGGTTAGCGCGGACTTTGCAGCCGTTAGAGTCTTAGCATGTATCTTAAATTCATGTGGACAATACTCTTCACTTATTTTAAGTTGACCTGTTTGTGTTCTGTAAATGTAAAAGGTTTTCATATTATATATTGTGTAATTCGAATGCTTGTTTAACTTGGTTAAGTGTAGCTCTTAAGCAAGATGAGCAACCATTTGGTTTCTTGTCTTCACCAGTAATCTCATTATAGATTGCATAGATAATTTGTATATCTCCTGGTTCTAATTTTGTGCTTACGTAAAGCATGTTCTTTTTCATAAGTAACCACTGATAATGTGTCTCACTTAATTTGTTAATTTTCTTCATCATAGTTTGTGTATTTGTATATCGATTAATTCTGCTAATATTGCGGCAACACTAGCTATAAATATAGCATCGAAGCCATGTGGAATAACATTGAATCCAAATGTTAACCAGAATGTGCTGCATAATATACAACTAAATGGTTTCATATCTAGACCAAAGTATTTTAAGGTGGATTTGTAGTAATCAAATGAGTGTACTATTGGTACTAAACATGCAAATCCTACAATTGTTTTAATAATTTCAAAATTCATAAGTAATGTTTCTTTGTTTAAGTTGTTCGCGTATAAATTGTTTTGCTTCTTCTACTGCATGTGAGATGGAATTACGCGGAATCTTAGTTCTCTTTGCCAATTCACTATAGTTAGGAGTTTCTAACCACATATTAAATAAGGTAGCCCGATACCAAAGTTCTGTTTTATCTGCAGCCATATCTTCTATAATACCTTGAATAGCTCCTATTACAATATCTTTCTCTACATCATAAGGAATATCAATCTGTTCTATTTGCTCTTGTGAGACGATCTGATGCACTCTATTCTTTTGACGATAGATTCTATGGTATTCTGACGTTGAGCTGTTGAATGATCTCCAAATGATTCCTGATAAAAAATTCATAGCTCTGTTAGTATCTACAAGTTCTTGACCTCTTTCAT